TTGTAAGAACGGTGTCCTTAGATGGAAGACGCAGACAGGCAGATTAGTTATGACTAGATTTAAGAGTAGTCCATTTAAAGGCCAGGTCACTTACGAAAAGAAAACAGAAGACGAAAGAGACTGGGACTCTTACGTAGGAGACATGAGAGAAAAACTTAATGACCCCACATACAACCCTATTGCCATAGTGGAAGAGGACTAAAATGCTTAGAAATGAAGTTGGAAGAATTGAAAAGAATAACATTACCCTGATTGAATACGAAGGTGCTGTAGTAAATTACTCAAGCAACTTCTTTGTTCAGCTCGGAGTAGTCGGCGTTCATTGCACTCAAAAAGAACTAGAAGACTTATATACAGTGTTAGGTTACTATTTAAATATAGATAACTATTCTGAATGTAAAATAAAGATAGGTGGAGAATATGTGGCCATACAATGAAGACGACAGCATGGAGCTAGGAACTACTGGCTGGATTCCAATAGGAGAAGGTAGCTTTAAGCATAAACTAACTGGGCATACTATAGATTATACCGGAATTGAGTATGATGAAAATGGAAAAATTGTATTTGATCCAAATCAACCAAAAGAAATAAACGAATGACTATAGAAATTAAAAGAATTGAAGACATAGATCCTTTTCAAAAGTTAACCCTCACTGACTTTAGTTACTCAAGAATAGATACATATGAGATGTGTCCATCTAAGTATTTCTTTTCCTACATCAAAAAAGAGCCAAGACAATTTGGTGAAGCAGCAGTGCTGGGAAATATAGTTCATGCAGTACTAGAAGATCTAGTTTCAGATAAAGAACCACTCGCCTTGGATGAGATGCATGGTTCATATCTACAGAAGATATCTGAGTATGACCCTAACAACTTAATATCTAATCAATTGCTTGATGCAGGCACAGTTATTATCAACGACTTCTATGATGCTAATGAGAATAAGCTTTTTGATGTTTATGAAAAAGAAATGTCCTTTAATTTTATTATAGGAAACTATTCCATAATAGGATACATAGATAGAATAGATGTAATAGGGGACGACGTTCACATAGTTGATTACAAAACTGGCAAAAGAGAAGTAGCACAGAAAAATATAGCAGAGAATTTACAGCTAGGAATTTATGCTCTTGCTGCTTCAATTAAGTTTCCTCGGAAAAAGAATAACTGGATCACTACACTACTTGAGAAGTGGCAGACTAAAGTCTCACCAGTATTCTGAGCAAGACCTGGAAGATACCAAAGAAAGATTAATATCTAAAATAGATAAAATTATTCAAGATACTAATTTCATCCCTACAAAGAATGAAAGAGTTTGCTCATTCTGCGACCACGGTAGAAGTGGGGCATGTGGTATCGGGGCAGTAAGATTTAAGAAGTTTAATAGAGACATATAAAAAAATCCCCCTGGAAAATCCAGGGGGATTAATTATTTAATTAATGTTTTAAATCAGAAGTTTTCTGAAGGATATGAATCTGTAGAAGCTGCAAAATCGAAGTCATTCTCGACGACCATTTTTACTGCTTCCTTGTGTGTGAAACCAATCGTTGAGAGATCGTCAATAACGCTCTCGTTGATGGTCTGGCTCATGCTGTTGATAATTGTGTTTAATGTGTTCATGACAGGAATCCTATCACCTTTCTGCCTTGGTGGCAACTTGTTTACTTTTATTTTGTTTTTTGTTCAAATATAAAGTATAATATATTTGATGTCTTTGACACAGAGAAGGATAGCAGTATGACAACAGAGAATGCAACCCCAGAGCAGTATTTTTTTTCCAGGCGAAAGAAAAAATCCAAGCCAGATTTTAAAAAGCTAAAGGCCAACGCTATAGACATATCTATCCTAGAGGAAGATGATACCAGGACCACAAAAGGAAATGCCTACAGGCATACAAAAAGTGGATATAGAAAAGACTTAGGCATGAACTTAAGGTCAAATTGGGAAGCAAATTTTGCAAGGATACTTAATGCCTACGAAATATTGTTTGAATTTGAACCAAAGGTTTTTACCTACCCAATCAAAAGGGGAACTAAAGGATATACACCAGACTTTTATTTTCCCAAACTTGATGAATGGGTTGAGATAAAGGGATACTTAGACGACAAGAGCAAGATAAAACTCAAGAGATTTAAAAGGTATTATCCAGATGAGTTTAATAAGCTTACCTTTATCATAAGTAAGTATTCTACAGCAGCTAAGAATTTTGCTGAAGAGTTAGAAATTCCAGTCGTCCTGTATTACGAAGACATCAAAAATGTTTACATGGAAAAGATCGCAAACTGGGAAGGAAACTAGTATGGGGAGTTATAGGGAGCAGTATTACACTCTCAAAGAAGAGGAAATGCAGGCCTTAATTAAAAGGTCAAAAGAAGGAGACGAAAAAGCGTCTATAGAGTTATTGAATGTATTCAGCAACTTCCTCACGAAGTATGTAACAATGTTATATGTTGGGAAGTACAGCATCAATGACTATGATATTAGAAGGTTCATATCTTTATTCATTAAAGATGCCTACGTCAGGTTTGCCCTGATGAAGAACAAGCTTAATTCCGATCAGTCAAAGGTTGTTTTTGACGCAATGAATCGGAATCAATTACATGACAAAAAGATACTGCACAGAAGAAGAAGTAAAGCATACTGTTGAGGTCACCTTCTTTCAGTGTATCAAGAGATATGAGAAAAAAGATTCTGAAAAAGGTCCCATTCCATTTAGTGCATTCTTGTATAGCTACTTCTTTTACTTGCTTAAAAAGAATGTCGATACTTTTTTAATTGATCAGCTTGGCAGGAAATCTTTTCCGCTTATGCAACGGAAGCTCTTCTGATGATCAAGGCAGAGACTCAGAGGGTATCGCCATAGATGTAGACACTATAGAGCATGCCTTCACAGATCTTTTCTTCTCAGAAGAGATAGATGAGTTTTGGGTACTAGGAGAAACTGCCACTACCCCCTTTGATGAGTTAACTGTTCAAGAAAGACAGTTAATCAAGTGGAGATTTATTGACAAGAAAAGGTCATCTGAGATAGCATTGAAGATTACCGAACATCCAAACACGGTAAGAGAACATATTACTAAGATCAAAACAAAACTCAAAGAAATAGTCATCAAGAACAACAGTATTGATGGTATAATTATACCAATAAAGTTTGATAAGGATTAATTGTGAACCCAGAGTCTGTTAAAGTTCTATTAGATAATCTGTCTAAATTTCTTGGACCACAACTCCAAGAAGTTATAGCTGCAATAGCTGATAATGATGAAATAGAAAAATACTACATTGAGATACCGGATGCTAATTATATAGATCTTACAATATACGATCTTGCATCCTTGGTAGCTAGGTCTTCTAACGTATATGGCCGTGCAGCTAGATTCGCTGGCATTGCAAGAGCACAATATAAGATACTAGAAGGTCAGTACAAGAAGGTCTACAAGGTCAATAGGATAGGCAAGAACGAGGCTGAGAGAGAAGCTAACGCCCTTAACGCTGCAGACAGCCAGCACTCAGCCCTGACGGCTGTAGAGGCTATAGTACAGCTAGCTGAGTCCATGGAGTCGGCAGCTAGAATATCCTCAGAGTCTGCAAGAAAACTAATGGATAAGGTTCAGTCAATGCAGGTGGCTTCTTCGAGAGAAGAAAAAGGATCTTTTTCTGAGAACGATTTTAGGACTTTTTAAATATGTACATAGGACATTATAAATCAGTAAACGCCAGTAAAGAGTTCTACTCTTGTGTTAGAGATCAATTAGATTTTCCAACTCAAGCAGTATTAGATGGGGAAAGATACTTGCTACTTGCAACTCACTTTGCTGCAACTAAATCTCAAAAAGATAATATCAATAGCCGAGCTAGTCAGTTGGGAATTAAGACTGACGTAAAAGTTGACTGACTAAATGAATATAGAAGTTTTTTGCGATGGAGCGTCTAGGGGACAGGGTCAAAAAAAGATCGGAGAAGCTTCATGTGCAGCGGTAGTATATAAGAATAGAAAAAAGGTTGCTCAGTTTGCTAGAGGTCTAGGGCCGAGAAGTAATAATGAAGCAGAGTATGAGGCAGTAATAGCTGCGTTATTGATATGTTCAATGTCAGACTTTTTAGATCCTATTATATATACAGACTCAGCTGTTGTTGCAAATCATATAAACGGAAAATGGGTTTGCAGAAACTCATCTTTGATACCCCTTCTTATGACTATCGAAGACATAAGACAAGAGTATCCTTTTAGGGTTCTGCAAGTTGATAGGTCCTTTGTTTGGGAGGCAGACTTCTTAGCAAACGAATTTTTAGATCAATTAAAGCAACGAAAACAAATAATCAACAAAAAATAGTGGTATAATATCTCTCATGCAAAAAAACATTAAATCAAACTCACCAATTATTCTAGGACTAGCTGGAAAAGCTGGCAGTGGCAAGACATCTGTAGCAGAAAAGATAGTCCCTAAAGGATCTTTCTCTACTTCTTCCTATGGAATGATTTGGGATCATATCTTCTATGCTCTGCCTCTTTATGAGCTTTCTTCCATTAGAAGAACTATCTCTGGAGTAAATGAAAACTCCAGACAGCTGTATGCAATACACTCAGTACTGTATGATATATATGGATCTTCAGCTATAGGTTCAATACCTGGTTACGAAGACTTTATAGATAGAGTAAAGCAGATAAAAAATCTTTCGATAGAACCAGAAGGATACAAGCCAAGATCATTCCTTCAGAATGCTGGCGATATATGCAGAGAAGGATTTGAAGACTGCTTTGCAAAATGGGGTATAGCAAAGTCAAATAAGATATACAATAATTACATTAGGTCAGTTGATGAAGATACAGTAGATTTTGCAGCTGCGTTTACAGTTATAATATCTGACGTAAGATTTGAGAATGAAGCTAGAGCAATTCTTGAACAGCCTAACGGAATGGTTGTATGTTTTGATGCTGACCAATCAGTTCTTGATCAAAGAATTCTGGCTAGAGATGGTAGACTTATGACTGATGAACACATGAATCATAAGTCAGAACAACAAATCTCCATAGTAAAAGAGATGGCAACAGCCGTAATAGATACAACGAATATGAATATAGAACAACAGACAAGAGCAACGCTCGAAGCAATCGGGATACTGGAGGTTCAAAGTGCCTAAGATAAGTAAGAACGCATTAGAACAATCAATAGACTCCCCATTAGACCAGGTGGTAAATTTAATGACCCAAGAAATAACAGTTTCTACTAACCCAGTTTTTATCTGTGGTGTAAATAGAAAAATTAACATAGGCAATTTTGAAAATATAGACGTGTATGCTGGAATCTCAATTCCTCTTACAGACATAGACCCTTCAGACAGAGAAGCACTATCGGAGGCCGTCAAGCAGGCAGCTGCTGACGGGTTTGGCATAGTATCCCGAGAGACTGGTGAGAGATACTCTATCATTAAGGACTCCCAACAGGGTAAATAAGATTTAATAATATACTGTAAAAGTTGCAACTTTAGCTTTTGTAGTGTAAAATTAAAATCCAGCTTTAAAACAGCTGAAAACCTGAACACTAGGCCTAAAGGTATTCAGGTTTTGAATTAATTCAATCAACAAGAAACAAGGAAAATAATGATTAAGAAACTAGCTAGTATTTTTAAAAAAAGAGCATTGAAATTTAAGGGAGATAACGCTATCGTAAACAGTGTTATTGATCAAGTGGTTGCCGATGTAGAGGAAGTTGCCGAAAAGGTTGAAGAATCTGTCAAGGTAGTGGTAGAAGTAGCCACTAAAGAGGCAGCAGAAGTGGTTAAAACCGTAGAGAAAAAGGTTCCAAAAGCTTCAGCCAAGAAGACTACAGGCACTTCAACTGCAAGTAAGCCAAAGCCAAAGGGTAGACCTAAGAAGTCATCCTGATTCATTAAACGGGGTAACTCTTTCCATTAATGGGGGAGTTATCCCGTTTTTTGTATTACTATAGAATCCATGTCTACAGCACAGTATCGCAGGATTATAAAAGGTTCTTGGTCAAATAAAAATGAGCAAAGACATTTAGATCAGCAGTATCAAGTTGAGACAAACATTCAACAAGAAGCTAATAACATAGACACACCTCAAGAAGAACAATAAAACCTATGGCAATAAAGCAATTCATTGGAATCTCTCGTTTTACATACTTAACAAAACCTAAGATGGGAACGAGTAGAGTAATGAATGGCGTAGTAATGCCT